ATCTGGTCTAGATGAAGAAGATCTAGAAATAGATCCCAAAGATCGGTTGATTGAGCCGGAAAATACCAAAGCTAAAATGAAAGAAGTAGCCAAGGTCGTGATGGGATTTTATGATCGAGACCGTGGCACCTGGACCAAAGGCGAACACGGAGTAGTTACTCATGTTAAACGTGAGTTCGCTAACGGCAACGGTGAGGGCGGCGAGCATGAGGCCAAACTAGCAGAAAAGCTCATCAATTATCTAAACCAGCAGCATCAAGAAAAGCGCGAAATCCAGGACATGCGTAAACTCAGTGGCCTAGAATCCTCAAACGATGAAATGTCGGAAGGCATGAGATCTACAGATTTTGCTGAAATCACAATCGAAAATCCCAATCTTCAGGATCCCAACTACGAGGGCGACGATGTTGATGATATAACGCTGGAAGTGGATTATCATACCGAAGGTGGCTACTACCGCGGTAGTCGATCAGAGCCTGCATCGCGCCAAGAAATTATAATCGACCGTGTTCGTCGAAAAGGCACTGAGGAAAACATTCTAAACAAAATCGATCCTCAGACCTATGATTATATTCTAGACAGTCTGCGCGATAGACTCAGCGAAAGCACAGATGTTAGGGTAGTCGATCTAAAAAAACTTGCGGGTCTAGACAAATAAATTTTTATTTTTGAGTTGACAGTATAAATAAGTCTGCATATAATAACACGTATGCAGACTTTCTTTTAGTCAGTGGGCTAAACAGAAACGGCATAATAAGGCAAACTTTTAAGGAGACCATCATGGCATCATTGGCCGAAATTCGAGCAAAGCTTCAAGCAGCAAATCAACAGACCAGCAACACCGGCGGCGACAATGCAATTTTTCCGCATTGGAATATCGCAGAAGGCACAACTACTACTGTGCGCTTTCTACCGGATGCAGACCCCAACAACACATTCTTCTGGGTAGAACGGGCGATGATCAAGCTCGAGTTTGCCGGCGTCAAGGGTCAAACTGATAATAAGAAAACCATGGTGCAGGTCCCCTGTATGGAAATGTGGGGCGACACCTGTCCAATCCTCACCGAAGTACGTCCGTGGTTCAAGGACAAGAGCCTAGAGGAATTGGGCCGTAAGTATTGGAAAAAGCGTTCATATCTTTTCCAAGGTTTTGTAACCGATACCAAGCTAGTTGAAGACGGCAAACTTCCAGAAAATCCTATTCGTCGTTTTATCATTAGCAGTCAAATTTTTAACATTGTCAAGAATGCACTAATGGACAGTGAAATTGACGAACTACCCACTGACTATGTGCGTGGCCTGGACTTTAAGATTGTAAAAACTACCAAGGGCGGCTATGCTGACTACTCCACTTCAACTTGGAGCCGCCGTGAGCGAGCACTTGGAGATGCCGAAAAGGCCGCAATCAGCCAATACGGTCTGTTTGATCTCAAGGAGTTCTTGCCCAAGAAGCCCGGCGAAGTTGAACTTAAAGTTATGAAAGAAATGTTTGAAGCTTCAGTAGAAGGCGAGGCATTTGATATGGATCGTTGGGGGCAGTACTTTAAGCCCATCGGTCTTTCGGCCCCTGCTGCCGCTGTCGCTGACGACGTTCGCCCATCAACTCCTAGTGTGTCTAACATTGCAGTCAAGGATGAAGCAGACCCTGATGATTCTGCGGACTCTCCGGCTGCTGCCAGCAACAGCGGTTCAGAGGCCAGTGCCCGAGCACAGGACATTTTGGCTATGATTCGCAATCGTCAAAAGTAACAGATTAGATTGGGCCTCTGTAATAGAACACGCCCAATCTCTCATCACCTCTAGGAGATTTATATGGCAAAGTTAGAAAAGCTAAAGGCAGTCAGTGATTCGATTAGTGTTAATCGATACGACAACGGGTGGATGGTTGAGGTCACTGGCCGCAACGTCGACGACGACTGGAAGACCTTGAAGATTCTTTGTACCTCAGAAGAAGATCTAATCTCGTTAGTTAATGAGTACAATAAGAAAGAGTTGGACTAATAATGCCAACGGCATTATTCAAGTTATTAGGAGGCAAATATGCCTAAGGCGTTTGATATTTCAAAATTTCGTAAAAGCATTACCAAAAGCATTGATGGGTTAGGCGTTGGTTTCAATGATCCAACTGATTGGGTTTCCACAGGCAACTATGCTCTTAATTACCTTATCTCGGGCGATTTTTTCAAAGGAGTTCCCCTAGGAAAAGTCACGGTGTTTGCAGGAGAATCAGGAGCAGGTAAGAGTTATATCTGTTCAGGAAATATCATTCGCCATGCACAGGAACAGGGAATCTATGTGATTCTCGTTGACACAGAAAATGCACTTGACGAAGCATGGCTGCATGCTTTGGGTGTCGATACCTCAGAAGAAAAACTGCTGAAGCTCAGTATAGCTATGATCGATGATGTGGGCAGGACTATTTCAGAATTTATGAAAGAGTATAAGAGCATGCCTGCGGAAGAAAGACCAAAAATTCTATTTGTCATCGACAGTCTAGGCATGCTGCTAACTCCCACTGATGTCAATCAGTTTGAAGCAGGAGAAATGAAAGGCGACATGGGCCGCAAGCCCAAGGCACTAACAGCCCTAGTTCGTAACTGTGTTAATATGTTTGGCAGCTATAATGTGGGCATGGTATGTACTAATCATACCTACGCTAGCCAAGACATGTTTGACCCAGACGACAAAATTTCAGGCGGGCAGGGGTTTGTCTACGCCAGCAGCATTGTTGTTGCTATGAAGAAGCTCAAGCTCAAAGAAGATGAGGACGGTAACAAGGTCAGTGATGTCCTGGGTATCCGTAGTGCTTGCAAAATTATGAAAACGAGATATGCCAAACCTTTTGAAACTGTACAGGTCAAAATTCCCTACGACACTGGAATGAACCCAACCAGCGGGTTAGTTGACCTTTTTGAAAAGGAAGGGGTTTTATATAAAGTAGGTAATAAGCTAGCCTATACCGATAAGGAAACTGGTGAAGTGGTATCGGAATATCGAAAAAATTGGACCGAAGATCGCTTGAAGCTAATTATGCAGCAGTGGGGAAAGAAGTCTGTAGTAACACAACAAAATCAAACTGAAACTGAGGAACAATAATGGATGAACAACTGATTATTACTGTATGGGATATCTTTCGTGAGTATATTCCTGAAAAGAATCGAGAGATGGCTGCCAATCAATACGTGGATTTCCTTTTAGGAAATGACGTCGAAGCTGAGACTCTGCAGTCGTATATGGGATATGATTCTCATCTAGACGATGCGATCAAAACAGTTCTTCAAGAAGAAGAAGCTGCGGACGATGACGAATATGATGCCTACGACGACGGGGACGAGGACTACTAATGAGTTGGTACTCAAAAGTTAGTAAAGATATCAGCCACTTGCCAGATTGTATAGAGCACTTTTATTCTCAGCTAGAACAAGCAAGAACAGAAGTCAAAGTATATGGAAATCTGGAAAAGGCCTCTTCTCTCCTTCCTGGAATCGTTGAACAACGTTTTAACCAACTTCAGGAAATTGAGGGAGTTCTAGAGTACCTCAACATAGAGCTACGCCGAACAAGGTCCAAGGCATTTAAGAAGTATCTTGAAAACTATCAACGGGCATTGAGTAGCCGGGACTGCGAAAAATATGTCGACGGCGAAGCCGATGTTGTAGATCTAGAAAAAATTGTCAACGAGTTCGCACTGCTAAGAAATCAGTGGCTGGGAATTGTCAAGGCACTGGATATCAAACAATGGCAACTGAGTAATATTATCAAGCTGCGAACTGCAGGTATGGAAGATGTACAAATATGAGTCGTACTGCACTAGTAACCATTCTAGATGAAGTCAACTGTAAGATTTCTAATCTCGACCTTGACACTAGAAAAGAACTAGTTAAGAAATTCAAATACTTTCAACAGAGTGCTCGCTACCAACCCGCCTATAGACTTGGGCGGTGGGACGGATGCGTGGGATTTTTTGGTCTAGGTGGGACTACCTATGTAAGTCTTCTGGACAAAATTCTGCCAATGTTGGAAGATTGGAACTACTACATCGAAGTCGACGATCAGCGGATTTCAGAACCTCTGAAGTTTGAAAAAATCACCGAAGACTTTTGGGGGGATAAAACTTGGCCCCAAGGCCACCGTTTTGAAGGACAGCCAATTCGTCTTAGAGATGATCAAGTTAATGTAATTAATACCTTCTTAGAAAATCCCCAAGCACTGCAGTCAGTTGCCACTGGCGCAGGCAAAACACTTATGACAGCAACTCTGAGCCGAATCTGCGAACGGTATGGGCGTTCACTAGTTATTGTGCCTAACAAGTCTCTAGTAGAACAAACTGAAGAAGATTATGTTAATCTTGGCCTAGATGTAGGCGTGTACTATGGAGATCGAAAAGATCTGAACAAAACACACACCATCTGTACGTGGCAGTCGTTGAACATACTAGATAAAAAAAGCAAAAACGGGGAAGCCAGTGTTGTTACCTTAGCTGAATTTCTTGATGGAATTCGATGCTTGATAGTCGACGAAGTGCATCAGGCCAAAGCCGAGGTACTTAAAAATCTCTTGACACAAAATCTAAGACACGCACCTATCCGTTGGGGTCTGACCGGTACAATACCCAAAGATGCGTTGGAATTTGAAAGCATTAGATGCAGCCTAGGGCCAGTTGTTGGTATGGTTACTGCGCACGAGCTACAGGCCAAGGGCGTGCTAAGTGCCTGTCATGTGAATATTGTTCAAACACAGGAATATCGAGAGTTTGGCAGCTATGCCGAGGAACTTAAATTTCTAGTAACAGATCCTAATAGAGTTGCGTGGATAGCCGGTCTAGTCAAGCAAATTGCCAACAGCGGCAACACCTTGGTGTTGGTTGACCGCATTGAATCAGGAAAAATGCTAGTAGAACTGCTGCCTGATAGTGTGTTTATCTCAGGCGCTGTAAAAACCTCAGATCGAAAAGACGAATATAAAGAAGTAGCAGTCAGCGATGATAAAATTATTGTAGCTACCTATGGTGTGGCTGCTGTAGGTATCAATATTCCCAGAATCTTTAATCTAGTTCTCTTGGAACCAGGAAAAAGTTTTGTTCGGGTCATCCAAAGTATTGGTCGCGGTATCAGACGCGCCGAGGACAAGGACTTTGTGCAGATTTGGGATTTCACAGCCAGCACCAAATATGCCAAACGTCACCTTAGCGAGCGTAAGAAGTTCTATAAAGAAGCTAGGTATGATTTTGCTGTTGAGAAAGCAACCTATTGATTAGGAAACAGATTGATGTTAGAATACTAACATCACAAGGAGAATAAAAATTCAAATTTTGACCTTAGAAAATAAAACCTTTTATCTAAATGATCTTCCTGACGAAATTGACGACGATCTAAGGTATGCGGTGTTGGATAACAGCGATAATCAAAATCCTGATTATTTTTATCTACCTTTGATATTTCTTGAATCATTTACTGGTCCGGCTGCGGTACTTAAAATAGGTCCGTACGAACTGACCATGCCTCTAGACTGGTGTACGATTGTAGGTGATCCTGAAGGACCGGAGATGGAGGTTATTTCGCTAACCAGTCTCAACGATCGAGGCTTCAAGACTTTTTGTTTCAATCCACTCAGTTCCTTTAGGCCAGAATTTTATGATATCGATATTATTAACATATATCAGGATGTCAAATGGTATTTTCCAAAAATAAAACCCGGTCAGCTGTTGTGCACGCCGTTGCATGGTGGACCCAAACCTGAATGTGCTTACTTCGTCAAAGAGGTTAGCAGACAAAGTGAAATAATAAATTATACCAAATGTTGGTAATATGCCTTTAGATATCAAACGAGAACTAGCAGCGGTAGATTTGAGAAATTATAATTTCTACGAAAATCTAACGGCTGAGGAAAAGAAAGAGTTTAGCCCCTATATTCTCATGAGATATGTTAGTAATGCATCGGGTGATCGCGAGGTTCAAGAATATTTCCTCGAAATGGTCAACGAACTAGTCAACAAGGACCATTGGGTCTTGAGCAAACATCACAAAGCCCTGCTATGGAAATTGTTTGCAGGCTGCGGAATAGGTTCAAAATTCTATCATCCTTATCTAAAGTTAGGCACCAAAGAGAAATCACTAAAAATAGAAAAGCTCTTACTGGAATTAGAGCCAACTGCCAAACTTTCGGACATCAAACTCAAGGCTCGTATGATGACTCCAGAGGATCGTGCAGAACTATTTGATCTGTTGGGATTTGATCAACGACAGCGTAAAGAATATGAGTAATAACGGGTTACTAGAGCAACCTCACGAGTGTGTCCACTGCGGCAAGAAGTTTATGCAGGAAAGGACATTAGTAAGCCATGTGTGTGAACAAAAACGCAGGGCACTGCAGAAAGACGAAAAACGTGTCCAAGCAGGTTATATGGCATTCAACCGATATTTTCAACTGACACAGAATCAAAAGGTACCTAAAACCTATGAAGATTTCTGTAAAACTTCCTACTACAATGCTTTTGTAAAATTTGGAAGTTTTGTTAATAATGTTAATCCCTTGTATCCAGACCGGTTTGTTGACTATGTGATCAAAAGCGGCGTTAAGTTAGACCACTGGTGCCGTGATGAACTGTACGACCAGTATCTTTATGAGATGCTAAAAATAGAGCCAGTAGAAGCTGCTGTGCAGCGCAGCCTAACCAGTATGCTAGAATGGGCTGAGGACAAACAGTCTACGTTCACTCATTACTTTAACTATGTAAATCTCAATCGAGCAGTTCATGATATTAGAAATGGTCGCGTAAGTTGTTGGATCATGCTTAACTGCAAATCAGGAAAAGACATGCTCAGTAAGTTCACTGACGAACAATTAGATTTGATAGCGCCGGCCGTAGACATGCCCCATTGGGTCAAAAAATTCAAAGATAATCCTGCAGACGTAGCACTGGTCAAAGAGATCTGTAGGGAAGCAGGTATAGAATGATCACCACAAAAATCAGCGAGTTTTGTCGCCGGCATAATATCGATATTCTTGACGACAACAAGCGTATCGCCAGACGCAGTGTTCCTCGTCCGGTGTTTTTTACCGATCCCTTAAACTACAATTATGTTGCTTACGATCCTACAGGCTCTGATACTGAACCGCTGCTAACTATGACCATACCAGAAAGTGAACTGGCTCATCTACAGTATGTGGAATCTCAATTGGTGAACCATGTAGATTCCAGGGAAAGATTTATTTTATTCAACAGTCTAACCAAACAAAAAGAACAAGAGCAACGGTTGCGTGACAAGTATCCGGCAGTGCAAAAGGCCTTTGAAACATACAGTCTTGCACTGGCTTTGGCCAAAAGTGGTGATAACTAATGCCCGATATTGACATAGATTTTTTAGATAGAACCCAAGTACTTGGGTTAATCAAGCATGTTCCTGCAGCCATTAAAGAAGATGGTAGTACTTTTAAAAAGCACAATACTGGTGTATATTGTCACTCTATTACCCACAATCCAATAACAGGTCTAGCAAGTCTTGACTACAAAGAAGCAGAAGCTCGAGGTTATTTCAAATTAGATTTTTTAAATGTCAGTGCATATCGCGGAGTACGAGACGAAACACATCTAAAAGATCTGTTATCAACGGAACCGTTATGGGACCTACTCTACGAAAAAGAAATATGTGACCAACTTTTTCACATCAACGGCTATCACAATTTATTTAGAAAGTTAAAGCCCGGTAATGTATTAGAAATAGCCATGTTTCTTGCTCTGTTACGACCGGCAAAGAAACATCTTATACCAGTGTGTGAAGCACAGGGATGGTCGGCAATTGAGCAAGAGATCTGGGCCAAATCAACAGACGGCAGCTACGGATTTAAAAAATCTCATGCTGTTGCTTATGCCCATGTGATTGTAGTTCAACTCAATCTAATCTGCGAACAGATCAGTATCGGATACTCCTAGGATTACGGACTAGTTGTATACTTTTACGTTTGGTTCTTTTTTCAGCAATGTCGCAGAGATTTACTGTGGGGCCAAAAACCACACTTACATCCTTGCTGTTAAAGGTTTTAATCATGTATCTAAACAAGGTCATATCTTCTTTAAGAAAAATGTTTATAGGTATCTTTCTATTTGATTCCCACCACCATACCTCGCCAAGTTCTAAAAACTTTTGTTTATCTTCGTCGACTCTAAGCATACTGAAATCATAGATGCTAGTGACCTGTGAATCGTGATTGATGATTATGCCCACATACTCGTTGTCGCAGCAACGAATACAGGTGATAAACGGAAAATTCTGTTGAAAGTTGGTTGTACTATATGTCATCAGTAATGAATAAATATTTCTATGAATAAACTGCCAGTCTATTTATATCCTAATTTACTGAATGTAATTTTGGACCTGGACGAAAATAGGGGTATCAACAAGGTTATGTATCAGAGAAAAATCAAAATTCAACGAGGCTTTAAAAATACCCTACAGATACAATTTCGTAATTCAGACCAAAAACCCATATCCGTAACTACCAGTAGCAATTACTACTTTGACCTCATAGACAGTCAAGGTCGAGAGCTGGTCATCAGTAAACAGCTGGAAATCCTAGACGACTCTGTAACTACTGCAACCCGTGGTTTGGGATTGCTGACCCTCGATCCTGAAGACACATTCAACCTAGTTGCCAACAGCTATAAGTTTGTGGTCAAACAACAAAATGAAGACGGCAGTTTTACTCCGGCATATTCAAATACCTATTACGGTGTAACTGGAGATCTAGAAGTAGTTGAAGACGGAATTGCCTTGGGATATCCCACACAAACAGTAACGTTCAAACAACTAGAATCGGGTCAGCAGTACAATAGAGAGCCCTCAGACCTAGGTTATATGTTTGTCAGCAGCTGGCTGCGCCCTGCTGTACGATCAACACAAGATCCTCAACACTCTATGGCCACAGTCTATCTAGCCAGCTTTAACGGAAGAATCATCGTTGAAGGGACATTAGATAACAGTCCTAGTAGTCCAGGCCATGCCAACGCAGAAGCAGTTATGCTAACTCAATACATCACTGAGGGGGTTGAGCAGGGATCAATTACCCTGGTGTGGGACGGTGCTTATACGGCCGTGAGATTTAAGGTCAAACCAGTAAGAGACGCACACGGCTCAAACTATTATCCTACAGGCTTACCTGGAGGATCATTTAACAATAAATTTCCTTCGGGATTTGT